ATTATTTAGAAAAATATAAAGAACTTACTTTAAATTCTTTTGCTTCTGAATTTAGTTCACAATTAAATAAATCATATCAAGACCAAAAAATAGTAGATGATATAAGACCTAATTCTTTTGATAATTTTTATAAAAGTGAATTAGGTAAATTTATTAAACAAAAAGAATTAGGAGCTTTTAATCCACTTGATTTAGAAAAAGGATTTTTTAAAGAAACTTCTGCTTTTAGAAATCAATTTGAAAATAATCATAGAACAGCTCAATTAGCAGTTTTTAAAGAAAAGTTTAATGAAAGAGTAAAAGCTAGAATTGGTGCGGTTATAGACCAGTTTAAAAATTATGAAGATAGTGCTTTTGCTGAAAGTGGTGCAGGTTACAACAAATATAATTTAATGTCTGATAGCATCAACGCATTAATAGGTGAACTAATAGATGTTAATGGAGATGGTAGAGAAACTATTGATATTGTTTTTGAAGGTATTAAAAACTGGGCAACTTCAACTAGTGATTATGAATTAGCTAAAAAAGTTGTTCTTGAATTACCAGAAAAATTATTAGGTGGAACAAACAGTATTGAAAATATTGGTAGAATTAAATTAGAAAAAGATAAATTATTTGATGCTTTAGTTGAAAAATCTGCTGAAAGAACAAGTAAATTTAATCAATTAACTAAAGGTCGTAGAGAACAAGAGCAATTAAATACGTATAATTTTTTAGCTCAAAAAGTTAGAGAAAATCCTGATTTTGACGTAACCGCTTGGTTAAATGACCCAAAAAGAACAGGTTCAGAAAAACAAGGAGCTTCAGATTTTATAAAAGATTTACAATTTGACAGAGGTAACACTGACAATCCTGCTGTTTTAAGAGAAATTGATAAAAAAATATATGAAGGTGATAAAGGTGTTTATGATTATATCCGAGAGCAATTTAATCAAGGAAATATAAAAAACGATACTAAAAATAAATATTTAAGTGAGTACGTTGCTGATGCACAATCAGGAAAATATGATGAAGCATTACAAAACGATTATATAAGAAAATCTTTAACAAGAATTGATAAAATAATTTCTACTGAAAAAGGTGGAGATAGTTCACTCGAAGCATTGGAATTTAGAACTATTATGACTAGAAAATTAAGAGCTTGGTATAAAGATAATGCAAAAAATTATACAACACAATCTGCTTTAGATGATGCCTTAGAAGCATATTACAACAAAACTAGAGACGACTTAAAGAAAACAGGTGAATTTGGAAGTTTATTTGGAAAACTTGAAAACAGTTTTACTAGAGGTTTTGGTAAAAATATTGTTGAAAATTTTGATATTAGATTAAAAGAAAAAGAAGAAGAAGAAAGAATACAAAAAGAATTAGAAATAGAAAAAAATAAAGGTAAAAAAGATGACGAAGGTCAAAAACTTTATAACGACCTTAAGAAAAATAAAAATTCTTCTGAAATTAAAAAATCTCAAATTAAAGCAACTCAAGATAAAGAATTAGAAAAAAAACGATTAGATATAGTGTCAAATCCTATTAGAGGAACTTTAGAAACAATTTTAAAAAACAAATAAAATATATGCAAAAATATCAATTACCCAATGGTAAATACATTGATGTAGATGAAGATTTTATTGGTTCACAAGAGGAACAAGATTTTTTAGATAAATTTAACAAAACACAAATAACAAAACCTCAACAACCAATTCAATCTACTTCTGAAAATGTACCTCAAGGAAAAGAAAACAACTGGTTATATGATACTGCTATAGTTGCACCTTTAGAAGGTGGTAGAAAGTTTATAAATTCAACAGGAAGATTGATTGAGGATTTAGGTGACACTTTAGGAGAAGCCACTGGTATTGAACTTACAGGAAGTTCTAAAAAAAGAGAATTTGAAGGATTTAAAGGATTTTTTTACGATGCATCACAACCAGATAAAGACGACCACACAACTTCAATGGTTGGAAGTTTTGTTGAAAGTGGTGTTCAATTCTTATTAGGTTATGGGGTAGCTGGTAAAGTTTTAACAAAAGTAGCTGGTAGTGCAATAACACCAATAACTACAGCTCAAAAAATAGCTCAAACAACAACTCAAGGAGCTATTGGAGATTTTATAGCTTTTGATGAAACTTCAGGAAGATTTGCTGATGTTGTAACTCAATTTGCTCCTGAATTTGGAAATACTTATTTGTCATACTTACAATCTAATAAAGATGACACTTGGTATGAAGGAAGATTAAAAAATTCATTAGAAGGCATTGGGCTTGGTCTAATGGCCGAAGTTCTTTTTAAAGTTGCTAAAGTTGCTAAAAATAAAGCTAGTGATAGATATAATGAAGTTGATTTAAAAGCAGACGAAGTAATTATAAGTGATGCACAACAAGCAATTCGTGATGCAAAACCAAAACTAGACGAAGCTAAAACTATTGGCGAAAAAATGAAAATCGTCAATGAAGCTCTAGAAAATGTTGATGGTCTAAATCCTACACCAAAAATAATTTCACAAGCAAACAAAACAGAATTTTTAACTAAACTTGCAAAAGAAGATTTAGAAATTAATTATAATAAATGGAAAGCTGGTGAACTTACTGCTGAAGAAGCATTTGCAATTCCAAGAGCTTGGATTAATTTTGATACTATTAATAAAGAATTGGTTAGTAAAGATTTTGTTCAAACGCAACTAGGTATTATAGACCTTGTTAAGAGTACTTATAAACAAGTAGATAAAAAATTTTCAGAAGAAGTTGTTAGACTAAAAGCAATCCGTGAATATGGCGGAGACTTTCCAAAAATGTATAAAGATTTTGGAGCAGTAAGCAAAACTTTTAAAGATATAGATGTTTCACCATTAATAGCACAACACGATTTATATTTACGTTCTTTAATTGATAACGTACCAACATTAGCTAAAAAAGTTAAATTAGGAACAGCAACTACAAAAGACATTGATAATCATTTAGCGGTCATTGCTAAAATGCAAAATGATAGTAAATTTTTAAGTTCTGAATTAGGTGGTGCTTTAGCAACAAAAAAATTAAATAAAGAACAATTTGTTGATGGAAATATTTTAGAAAAGAATTTAAAAAATGCTCTTGATGAATATGAAAATTTTGGAGCAAAAGACCCAAAAGCAAAACAACAGCTTATAGATAAGTTAGCTATTATTGATAATCCTAGTATTACTAGAAAAATTTTAGATTACGCACTAACAAATAAATTTTGGAACATAGCAAATGAAGTATGGATTAATGCTTTATTATCTAGCCCAAAAACATTAGCGATTAATGCTCTTTCAAATGCAATAACAGCTATTGCAAGACCTTTAGAAGATTATATGGGTTCTAAAGCATCTGCTTGGTTAGATGGTGATAATATTACAAAAAAAGCAATTTATGAAAATCAAATTAAAGCAAGTAAAAGTACATTTTTAGGTTTATTTTCTTATTTAAGAGAAGCTACAAAATACACAGGTCTTGCTCTAAAAAATGGTGACACAGTTTTAGATAATATTGTAAAAACAGACACAGCTACAACAAGAGCAACAGGTACAGGATTAGCAGGAAATATAATTAGAATACCTACAAGAATACTTAATGCTACAGACGAAGCATTTAAACAAATTAATTACAGAGCTAAATTAAGTTCTTTAGCTGTTCAAAATGCTGATGCTAGAGGATTAGTAGGAAAAGAATTTGATAATTATGTTAATGAATATATCAGATTAGGATTTGATGAAAAAGGTTTAAGAGCTACAAATCTTGAAGCATTAAAATATGCACAAGAAAATACTTTTACTAATGAATTAACTGGCTTTAGTAAAAAGTTTCAAGATGCAATTAATACTTATCCAATATTAAAACAATTCTTCCCATTTATAAGAACACCATTTCAATTAGCTAAAGCTATTGCTGACAGAAGTTTTGGAACATTTACTTATAATCTTGAACATTTAAGAGGAAAGTCAGGTGACCCAGAAATGATTGCTAAGGTTAGAGGTCAATTTGCAATGGGTGGAATATTATTAGGTTCTGCTACAGCATTATATCAACTTGGAATGATTAGTGGTTCAACAAACTACAAAGGTGATGGAAAAGCATTAGATAAATTTGATGATGCAGAATTATTAAGATTAAAAAAATCAGAAACTAATTTTAAACCTTATTCATTTAAAATTGGAGATAAACAAATTCAATTTGGAAGATTAGACCCTTATGGTGCTTTCTTTGGTTTAATTGCTGATTTCTTTACTATTCAAGATAGACTTACCCAAGATGAAATTGAAAGAATTGGTGCTGATTTTAATTTATTTATGCAAGGTAAAATTTCAAATCCAATTTCTATTGGGGACACTGTTGGAATTGGAATAAATGCAGGAATACAAGCAGTTCAAAATAACCTTTTAAATAAAACTTATTTTCAAGCAATACAAGAAATTGTAGATGCTTTATTTGAGCAAGATGCAAATAAAATACAAAAATATTTTAATAATAAATTTGGAAGCACTTTTGTACCTAATATTGTAACAAAAATTAATAACGACCCATATTTAAGAGATGCACAAGGTATTATTGATGAAGTTTTTAAAAAAAGATTAGGTTTAGGAACACCACCTTCGCCTAGATATAATTTTTTAGGAGAAGCTCATACAGTAGGTGATGAAGATAATATTCAAAGATTTTTTAATAATTTTATAAATCCTACTGCTATAGGTAAAGTAACTAATGACCCTGTTGCAAAAGAAATTTTAAGATTAGGAAAAGCCCCAACAACCTTAACAAAATTTCAAGAAGGAGTTGATTATTCTGAATATAAGTTTGGTAAAAACACCGCTTATGACAGAATTAATCAATTATTAAGTAGCACAAAAATTGAAGGTTTAACTTTAAAACAAAAATTAGCTCAAGAAATAGAAAGCGAAAGTTATTTAAGAGGAGATGACCCTGTAAAAATAGCTCAAGGAGTTGCTAATGATGGAACTAAATATACCAGAATAAAAAATCTTTATGAAAAGTATAAAACAAAAGCTGAATTAGACTTTAGTAAAGAAAAAGATAATTACATTAATGTAAATGATGAAAGAAGAACTCTTTCAGGTGACATTAAGAAAATGAAAAATAATGAAACTGTTATTTCTCAAAGTCCAAGACCAATGGGAAAACTTCAACCCATAATAAATTTTTACGAACAAAAACTTAGATAATAAATTATGCCTTTATACTCACAAGTTACCTACACAGGTAACGGAAGCACAGTTGCGTATGCAATTCCATTTTCTTATATTGATAGTACTCATATAAAAGCATACTTAAATGGAACTATAACAAGTGCATTTACAGTCAGCACTTCAACTTTAACTT